GAACATATCCGTGCCCATGTGCTTGGTACCGGTCGGAACAAGCATCGGGTCGGTCATTTCCTGCTCGTCATAGTATTTGAACTCGTTCTGTGCAAGCTGAATCTCGTACTCTCGCTCTGTAAAACTCACCTCGATGGACTTGGTATTACCCTGGCCCATTGCAAGCTTCTCCGTGGCATTCGTAGCGCGATAGACGTTAATCTTGCGCTTCATACCCGCCGTGCCGACAAGACTGTCATCCACGGTGCAGAACTGCTGCAAATTGAGGTGAGAATCGAACTGATCGGAAATCTCGTTGGACAGATAAAAATTACTGTAAATAGTGTGAGCCATTACTCATTACCTCCGCTGTTAGTGTTGTAGAGCGCCGCATACTCTTCGGGATTGCTCACAGAGAAAGCGTATCTCTCCTGCGAGGATAAACCACGGAATCGCTCCAGTGTCATCGTTTTCGACTCCCCGTCCGGGACGGGTCTCGGTGTGTCTTTAAGGGCTTCTGCGCGAACCCTCTTCTCGACACTTTCAAGATGTTTCCTCTGAGCCGCAAACACTGCCTCGGTATCACCGTTCACCATCGCTTCTGCCGTGGTCGCCGCAAGGTTCTCTTCGTAGCCCATTCCGAGTAGCTTTGCTTTGCACTCGGAAATCTCGGTCTTTTTGAGCAACGCCTCGTACTTGGACTGCAACTCTTCCTGCTTCTGCTGCTCCTCAAGCTTCTGCTGCTCTTCTGCGCTCATCTTCTCTCTGAGTTCTCGCTTCTTAGCGGCCAGTTCGGACGCCACCTCATCAAACCTGGACTTCTTGATATAACCCATGTAATCCGGGTCGGCGGTCTCATAGGCTTCAAGCGCCGCAATCTTCTCCTCGGCGGTCATATCTGCGTAACCTTCAATCTTGGAAACATCAATTTTTGCCATTTCTTACTCCTTGTGTTTGCACTTCTCTGTGTTCGTTGTTCATGTGATTAAGGTTTTCTCTAACCATGTTCTCCGTTGCTTCCTGCTCGCGCTGTTCCTCGTAATGCTTCATGCTCATTGCATAAGCCGATTCTGCATCGCTGAACATGCCGCTGTGCTGAAAAGCCAACTGCGGGTGAATCTTCGGTTCTTGCAACATCGAAATGAGCACCTGCGACTTGCTCTGAATCGCCTCGTAATTTCTACGGGTGAACTTCATATCGATCTCTCTCAACTTGAGGTTGAGAGTGTCCTTTTCGTGGCAAATGTGTAGCACCAGTTTGAGCATTTTCTTCTCGGAACGCTTAAAAACGTTCTCACTATCCTTTGCCCTGGCTTCCGCATCCGACCAACCGTCTCTTAGAAGCACCGCTGCTCCCGTGTCACTCGTGGAAGAACCACCGTTGCGATTCGGTAGGCCACATATTGCCAAAATCGCGTTGTAGTAATCGTCCTTGAGCGTTTGTGACTGTGATTGATTCAAGTCCGTACTCACCACCGCCACGTCTGCGTTGAGTCCATCACTCGACTTCACCTTGATTGCACCAAGGCTCAGAAACTCCTCGAATCCCTCTTTGTCGATATCACAGTTAATGAACTTGATAAACGCCTGTACCATTTGCTCCATGCCGTCTAGGCGATTGCTCTCAACGTTGTTGATAGCGTCCAGTAGGGGAAGGACAATCTCAAATGCTCCGAGCCGAGCATTGTTGGCAGGGTATTCGATAATCGGAATGCTGTTCATGGCGTGCGCTTTTACACCCACCTCCACACCGAGGTCACTCAGAGAGTAATACCTGTTCTCTGTGTAGACCGAGTAATGCCGATACCCGTTCTCATCGGTGTTGTACTTAACCGCCATAAGTGGTTTGTTACCAAGTTCCGTGGAATACACCACAAAGGTGTCTCGCGGATCCAACGTGTATAACTCAAACGGTGCTTCGTCCTCTTCCGCAGCATCATCCGGGAACACCCCTCGGTATGCCGTACCACACACCATCTGCCACTCCACCAACTCTTGGTCTTGCGAGGCCTTGTCCTCTGCGAACATGAACTCGTTCAGCATGTTAATCTGTTTAACGACTTCCTCCCCGCCGTTCCTACTCACGTACTGAATCGGCTCACCGCAAAGGTAACCAACCTTGAACGACACAATCTCGTTCGCCCGGTTCTCCACAATCTTGTTGCAGATTTCGGGTCTAATGTTCTTAACCCTATGAAGAATCGGCTGATCTCCCTTGTAGTACTTCCAGAGGTAATCAATCTCGCTGCGGTTCTGCTCGTGAGTGAAGAGCGCCTGTCTAAGAACGTCCCCCACGTTCTCTTCGGTGATTTCACTCACACTGCTCTTAATGACGCGCCGACCGCTCATCACCCGCGTTCGACTGCCTATCTGAGACTTGCTCGTATCAATCGTGTGTCCCACGCTCCCCTCCTCTCCGCAAATAAAAAATGGGTGCACAATTACAGGGGTCTGTGTGACCCGTGCAATCATGCACCCACAAAATTCATCTTAACTCATTTTAACTCTATATTTTGTATATGTCAACGATTTTAACGCATTATGTTGTGTTTTTCCGTGGATTTTTACACATTTCGATTTACCACGGCCTTTTGAAAACCTCAACCTTCGTTCCGGCAAGACTTTGCGCGTACTCTGCAAGCATGGCAAGACCGTCCGGCACGTCATCGTGCTTGTTCTTGCCTGCCACAGTGTAGGAACAGAGCATGTCCATCATTCGTCCGTAATCGCTGTTGCGCTTGTAGAGGCTCATGTCCTTGAACAAACAATGCTCTTTCACCCACGCGCTGTTCACGATAATCTTGGTCTCTTTGTTGCTCGTTGTGAACTTGGTGGTAATGTGCGTTATACCGCCTTTCTTCTTCACATCGCCCTGCACCTTCTCGGCAACCCTGCCGCCTGCGGAATTACTTTCAAACCGGCAGGAGTTAACCTTATAACGCACCAAAATCTCCACAAGCCTAGCATCAACAATGTTGGGCAGGCTGTTATCACACACGCAATCCTCAATGTAGTAATCGTTCCCATACACGCGCACCACCGGCAGGAACGCGTAATCAGAACCCTTGTCCTTGGTATCACAGATACCGATAACAGCATCGGGGTCTTCTGAGGGCATATCAAAATACCTGCGCAACTCATCTTCGTCATAGAGCAGGCCTTCACGCTCAATCGGGCTGTTCATAAAAAGCGCCTTGTAAGAAGCATCGTCCAAGTTCGCCGCCATGTCCTCAAAATACTTTTTGCTGAACCCCACACCGTAATCGTAATCGAAATTGCTTTCGCCGTCCTTATCCAGAGCAGGTAGGACAATAAATCGCGCTCTATCGCTAGCACCGTACATGTCCTCCAACCGACCGATCACATCATGCACCGACCAACGTGTAGCAATGTGTATCTCTTTCGCGCCCTCTTTCTTTCTGGACTTTAGGTCGTTCGTGTAGGTTGTCCACAGCTTGTCTAATCGCTCTTTACTCATGGCCTCTTCAATGCCGGAGCACAGGTCATCGGCATACAGAATCTTGTCACAACGCGTAGCACCTGTGAGAGAAGCGTTAATTGCTCGGCAGGTGAGTGTCGAGAACCTGTGTCGCTTGTTCAGATCGATTGTCTCTTCTTTCGAGTTCGTTGCCGCCATGGCTACACCGGGGAATACATCTTTCCAGAGATATTCGCAATCGGTGATGATCTGATACACACCATCGTAAAACGACCGTGTGAGCATGCCGGAGTGTGCCGAGGCCAACGACTGTGAATCCGGGTACTTGCCCATCACCCATGACAGGAAGAATATACCGAGCGTAGATTTACCTGTTCCTGGCGGCATGGAAATGGTTAATAGGTCAAGTTCGTCATCAATCAACCCCTGCATCGCCTCTACGACCGGGTGCATCACCTTTCTTCTCGGCGCATAGAACTTCTTGTCCGGTTCTCTTTCCCACTCAACGTACAAGAGATAGCTTTCAAAATCGTATGGCGCGGCCGCAAGCAGTACACGCTTGTGCAGAAGGAACAGGTCTCTCAGTTCCGCTCCTGCAACGGGGATTCTACTCTCTATCAACTCCGAAAGGATTTTCAAATACTCTACGGCAAGCCGTTCGTCCTCTTTCATCGTCTCAAGACACATATAGTACAGGTCTGTATACCCCCCTGCGTCACTCGGGGTCTTTTTTATTTTCCCGAGAATTTTTTCAAGTAGGTCTCTCATCTTCTCTCCTTCACTTTCCGACAAACAAAAAGAGCGCGTCATCGTTTTGCGATAACGCACCCTCTCTCAATCTCTCAACGGCAGGGTTCTCCGATTCACCCACCCTGCTGCACATGGTGATACAATCATACCATTTTCTGTCCTGTTTTTCACGGAGTTTTTCCTCGGAGTAGTCTAAGGAGTTAAAAATCGATTTTTTCCCTAACTTTTCTTAATACGCGCGT